CCCGGTGTCCTGCAAGATGTGGTTAATTACTACACAGTCACAGCCATCAAGCCACAGCCACAGTTCGCAGTTCAGTGCGCCCTAGCATTTGGGTCAGTGGCAATGGGTCGGCGCTGGGTGACAGACCAGCGTAACTTCTCCAGCCTATACTTCCTAAACATAGGCGAGACAGGATCTGGAAAGGAACACACAAAGACAGTTCTGGAGGAGCTGCTAGAGGAGGCTGGCCTAGAGGATCTAATTGGCCCCGCAGGATATACTAGTGGAGCTGGTGTACTATCGACACTAACCAAAAAGCCAACCCACGTCTCTGTAGTCGATGAGCTGGGTCGTCAGCTAAAAGCTGCCGCAGCAAGTGGCATGCAGCATAAGCAAGATAGTATAACCTTAATTATGGAGTGCTTCGGACGCCAAGATGGTACTTTGAGACAAGCTGGCTACGCAACCAACACAATGAAGTCATCTGAGGCAGAGAAGCTGGAGAAGGTTATAAAGAGGCCCAGCCTGACACTGGTCGGCATGTCTACGCCGTCAGAGTTCATGCAGGCCATTGGTGGTGGCGACGTGGCCAGCGGATTGCTTAACCGTTTCATCATCGTCAAATCAGAAATCGGCGTCCAGATGTCTCAGAAAAAACGCAAGTCATCAATCTCTGACAGGCTATCGACTTGGGCAAATGCCCACGCCAGCGCCAAGGTAGGTGACCTAGACGCAGGTAACAGCCACGACATGCCGCCACACCCAATCGAAGTTCCGTTCACCCAAGAGGCTGAGAAGCTCCTGCGTGACTATGAGGAGCGGCTAGTAGATGCGATTAAAAAGGAAACTGGCACTGGGCTGGAGGCCATGTACAATCGGTCACGCGAAATAGCTATGCGCCTCTCCCTGATCATTGCCAGATCTATGGGCCAAGATGAAATAGGCCCAGACGCAATGCAGTGGTCTATCGATTATGTGAACTACTACGCCAAGCAGACCATCGAAATGTTCCGCAGCAATATGTCGGAGGGGCCGTTCGAGGCAGCTTGCAAGGCGGTCTACGTCAAGATTGAGAGGGCTGGGCTGGGTGGATTAACTGAGCGTGACCTGTCGCGCAGCGTGTCAGCATTTGCAAATATGGATCGCCGCAAACGTGCAGACGTATTGGATGCACTACAGACTGACCGTGGCATTGAGTGTCGCGACCAGAACAAGGGCGTGAGGGGCCGACCAAAGTTTGCCTACTTCGCGCCGCCATTAAACTAAAGGAGAAGGCCAATGGCCAAGTGGAACTTAGACAAGATATCAAATAAAGGAAAACCAATGGCTAAATATACGCGCAGCGAGATCTTAGATACCGCCAAGGAATACGTCACAAAAGATCGGGCGTCTGAGCATGGCGACATGGAAAGCAATCTCACGACCATAGCTGAACTCTGGGGTGTCTACCTTGAGCGTCACGTCGATCCTGCTGACGTTGCCGCCATGATGACACTGCTCAAGATTGCGCGCATTAAATCGAACCCTGCCAACGCAGATAATTGGGTTGATTCGTGCGGATACATGGCATGCGGTGGGGAGCTGTCGGCAAGGAGGCCAGATCCAAAGCCTATACCGCCATACGAGGGCGGCAATACATGAGGGCCGCAACCATTATAGGTGGGGCGTCTAGCACTAACAGCCGCAACGCAGCCGACTTCTATGCGACCCCAAGGGACTGCACAGTCGCACTGCTCAAGAACTTCCAACACTTGTTCGAGGGGAGCAGGGTCTGGGAGCCAGCCTGTGGCGACGGGGCAATCTCAAAGGTTCTGGAGGATCACAGGCTCGACGTGATATCCACCGACCTCCACGACAGGGGCTATGGCGAGTGGGGCATGAACTTCCTGACCGCAGAATGCAATTGCGGATCTATCATAACCAACCCGCCATTTAACCTAGCCGCAGACTTCATCGAACACGCAGCCACAAAGGAAGTCCCCTTCGCAATGCTACTCAAGTCAACGTACTGGCATGCATCCAGCCGCTACGACCTGTTCGAGCGAACTAAGCCACTGGCAGTTATAGCCATGACGTGGCGTCCAGCGATGTCCCCAGAGCGTGGCAAGGCAGCTACAATGGATTTCATCTGGACAGTCTGGGATAGGAAGCCATCAATAAAAACAGAATACATATTACAGAGAAAGGAATAGAAATGAGTAAGTCACTACAATTGCCGCAGGTCAGCCTGAAGTCGGCACTTAGCCCAAACCTAAAGATGGCTCTCACCCAGTCAAATAATAATAGGATCAAGAAAAAAGTATCCCTGCCAAAGACGCCTTGGGAGAAAGACTTCTACGAGAAGCCAAAGAGAAAGTTAAATTTATGGTAAAGCATTTAGTCAGGTGGACACTTTTATTCCTCTACATCTTAATGGGTGTAACTATAGCGGCGCAGTTCTTTTGATAGCCGCAGCCGCGTGTCTATCTCTGGCCCTCTACCATGAGGCCAGAGGTGAACCGCTTCAGGGGCAGTTAATGGCCGCTAGAGTTATTATGAACCGCATGCAGTCACCCCGATGGCCGTCGTCTATGTGCGCTGTAATCACCCAAGACCGACAGTTCTCGTTCTATCGCAAGGACAACACGCCAAAACCTAGAGACGAAGTGGCTTGGGCAAAGGCACAGAAACTTGCCACGGATATAATAAACGATCCCAATATTCTGCCTTACAGCACTGCCGACCACTACCACACAGTCGACGTTCACCCAGTGTGGCGCAGGAAGCTCCACAGAGTGGCACGAATAGGTCGCCACGTCTTCTGGTCGTATGACCACCCGACAGCCGTGAAGACTAGCTTTAGACCCAAAACTAGACCCAGAAACCTGCTAGACCCCACCTGAGTAGTGTGATCTACAGTTCCAGTGGGTGGTGAATTTTAACAGTTCTTGCCACGGGGTTCGGTTTGTTTTTGTTCGTGCGCTACCAAATGTGCCAACACGAAATATCGCAGCCACCCACACGACCCCGCCCCTCAAAAGGTGGGGTTTTTATTTATGGCATGTTTATTGACAGTATTTATGACAGTGCAAAAAACGCCTAATAACCCAATAAAATAAAGCCAAAATGATTATTGCCATTATTGGCATTATTGACACTTAACCTAATACTATTTTGCACCTCCCAGTACACCCCTAAGAGTGGGGGTATAGGGGGGGGTATGACAGTATGACAATAATAATAATAATAATATAATATATATATAATAACTATAAGAATAAGGAACATCAGTTGAATGAATATTGGCAGATCTGGTAGGTGCCAATATTGTGCCATAAATAGCCAATAATCATTTGAGCCTTGTTTTTATGAGCGGCCATGATATCAGCAAATCAACACCCGTTAATCACTGTCTATTTTAGGGACAGCCTCAGAAAGGAAACCACAATGCCTAAAGTCTACATAGTCACTAGACCCACAGAGAATAAATTCGGATGGACGCCAGATCTATCAGACGCCGCAAGGTACGGCACACTTTGCGTTCTATACGAAGCTGATGAACGGCCACAGTTCCACCCAAACAAAGCCATAAAAATTGCACGGGAAATTATGCAGGACTTTAGCCCAGAAGATTTCCTGCTGTGGCCCGGTGGTAGTGATCCCATAGGTGTGATGATTGCATGCATGGTTGCCAGCGAATTTAGCTCAGAAATTAATGTACTGCGCTGGGAGCGCAATTTTAATAATGGCGAGAGAGATAGGAGCAAGGGGTTCTACATGCCAGTTAAATTAGACCTATCGTAATTTTATTACGATTAGGGGTTGTACTGTACTGTATATAGTATAGGTAAGTCCTATAAAGAGAATCAGAAAGGATTTTAGAAATGACAATCGCAACATTCACCACTGGCACAACAATTCGCGCATACGACTTTAAGCCAATGGAAGGCTTAAACAAATTTATTGAGGGTCGCATTGTTGCCAGCGGTATGATCAAGCACCCGACTTATGGCCACGATATGTTTGAAGGTTACACCATTGAGATCGCTAATGCAGACCGCGCAAACGATCCTCGCATTGGTGACATTGGTTACGTTCCATTTGATATGGATTTCCAAGAATTTGATGGTCGCATAACAGCACTTTAACCAAAGGGGCTACGGCCCCGCCACTACCACCACTTAGAAAGGACTACCCAAATGTTTACACGTTACACAATCACCGTTATCGAAACTCTTAGCGATCAAGAGGGCAACAGCCACACAGGTCAAAAAGCTCACTT